TATCAGAAGCTACAAGACAATTCATTGAGTTTGAAGATAAACTCAACCAATCTCTTGCAATTATGCAAACAACTGAAGAACAACAAAGGCGTATGGCTCAGGCTTCACGCCAAGTTGCAATAGAATCTCGTGTATCTGCAAGTGAATCAGCAGAAGCATTCTTTTTCTTAGCGTCAGCAGGTTTAGACGCTGAACAATCTATCTCAGCACTTCCACAAGTTACCAAGTTTGCTCAAGCAGGTATGTTTGATATGGCACTTGCTACTGACTTGGCTACTGACTCACAATCTGCATTAGGTCTTACTGTTAAAGACGCAGAACAAAACTTAACTAACTTAACAAGAGTTACTGATGTCTTGGTTAAAGCAAACACATTAGCAAACGCTTCTGTACAACAATTCGCAGAAGCATTAACAACTAAATCAGGCTCGGCTTTAAAGATTACAAACAAATCTATCGAAGAAGGTGTTGCAGTTCTCTCAGCATTTGCAGATAGAGGTGTTAAAGGTGCAGAAGCAGGAGAGAAACTCAATCAGTTACTTCGAGACGTAACAAGAGCAGTAGGTAAGAACTCAGAAGAATTTAAGAAATTTAATATCAATGTTGTCGATAACGAAGGTAACTTAAAGAACTTAGCAGATGTTATTGATGAGTTAGACAATGGAATGTCAGGTCTATCCGACCAACAAAAAGCAGTATTGCTTGATACATTAGGACTTAATCGTGGTGTAGCAGACGCAGTAAAAATCTTATCAGGTGCAGGAGACCAAATACGAGAATATCAATCTGCATTAGAGGACGCAGGTGGAGTTACTGATGAAGTCGCTAATAAACAGGTCGAATCATTAAAAGGTCAATTAGAAATACTGAGTTCTAAATTTACCGAAGTAGGACTTAGAGTTGTGGACGCTTTAGCACCTGCTTTAGAAGGTGCAATAGGTTTATTAGACGAAATGTTAGATTCCATACTTGGAGTTGATAAAGGAAATGAAGAAGTAATAGATTCTACTGAGAGATTCTCTCAAGCTCTTAAATTAACAGGAAACGAATCATTCTCAACTAATAAATCATTAAACGACCAACTAACTGCACAAAGAGATTTAAAAGTAGAAAATGAACGCATAATTTCAACTTATAAAGACTTTAATGAAGCCCTAAGATATCAAGACGCTATACAAAAAGATTTAATTAATAATGTTCACGAATTAGATAGAGAAACAGGAGTTCTTAACAAGACCAAAGAAGAATCTGTGGAAATTACAGAAGAAGAAATAGAAGCAGAGAAAAAACTTGCAAGAGATAGAGCAACGGCAGGTCTTGACGCTCTAAGAAGTTTAAATGACGCTTACCAAAACCTTAGAGACATAGAACAAGATAGATTAAACCTAGTTGATAAAGAAGCTAAAGCACTTACAAAACTTAATAAAGCTAATAAAGATTTAGAAAAAGCAAATGATAATGTAACTAAAGCTAAAGAAGAATTTGAAAAAGTATCAGGTCTTGGTGCAAAAGTTACTAATGAAGAAGCCTTAGCAATCGCTAGACAACGAGATGAAATACAGAAACTTGAAGAAATTGAAGATAAGTCTGAAATACAAAAACTTCAATTAGCAGTTGCAAGAGAGAGATTAAATGAATTAATACAACAATCTACTGCTATATCTCGTGAAGAAGAACAAGCCTTGAGAGATATTGAACGAGCTGAAGAAGATGTTGTTAAACAAACTGAGAGATTAAAAGAAGCTCAAGAAGATTACAGACAAGCACAAGAAGATTTAGCTAAAGCAACTGCCGACTCAACAGAAAACATTTTAGAAATGGCTTTAGCAAAAGCAGAGTTAGATTCTGCTTTGGAAGATTTAAAGTCAGCAGAAAAATTTAAAGACGGTATTAATGAAATAGTTAGATTGATTGGTGGAGACTTAGATACATTAACTAATCAATTTAATGCTTTATTTAATCTTGCAGGTAGAGAAATAGGAACTAAGACATTACCACCTACAGAAAACAAGATTCTTGATGACTTAGAGTCTATTGCTGAAGAATCAAAACCTTTACCAAGCAGAGACAAAGGACAGAGATTTGGAACACTTGGAGAAGTAGGACAAGACTTTGTAGGTAGATTTGCAGAAGAAACAGGTGGTAGAATTGGCACAGGTGCAGGTGGAACAGTTATTACAGTTAATACAGGAAACTTACTTGGAACAAGTGAAGATGTACAATTAGCCGTAGCAGAAGCAATAAAACAAGCTCAGCGTAAAGGTATTAATGTGGCTTTATAATGAGTGTAAACTTTGATTCCAATGTATCACTAACACTTGAAGTAGGTTTTGATTCTGAGCCTTTTGACGAAACACAAACATTTACAGACATAACTACTTATTTAAGAGCTTTTACAACTAGGCGTGGTAGAGCAAATGAGTTAGGAGACTTTGTTGCAGGTACAATGAGTTTCTCAGTATCTAATGCAGATAACAGATTTAATCCTAATAATACATTAAGTCCTTACTATGATTCAGGTAACGCAAGAACTAAAATACAACCACTTAAAAGAGTGAGATTGTCAGCTACTTATGACTCAACTACTTACAGAATCTTTGAAGGTTTCTTACAATCTGTTCCTGTAAAGTTTATATCAGAAGGTGCAGACTCTATTGTTACCTTTACTTGTGTAGACGCATTTAAAATATTTCAATCTTCACAATTAGACGGTGTAGGTTGGAGATTAGGTACAGTTGGTTTTACAGAATTAGGTTTATCTACAAGAATAAGTTATGGAGATGAACAAGAATTAAGTTCAGAGAGAATAACAAGAATATTAAACGCTATTGGATTCCCTAGTAATCGTAGAGATATATTAACAGGTACTAAAGAAGTTATATCTCAATCAATTACTACAAATGTTCTTACAGGTTTAAGGGAGTGTGAAATTGCTGAGAATGGACAATTCTTTATAGCAAAAGACGGCAAAGCTACATTTAGAAATAGAGATTATAAGTTATCAAATGCAAATGCTACAACAGTACAAGGAATATTTAGTAATGACGGTACAAACTTACCTTATACCAATGTCTCTACTTCATTTGATGATAATGAGATTATAAATGTTTATGAATGGCAGAGAAGTGGTGGCTCAATACAATATAAAGCTGACGCTGATTCTGTATTAAGATATCGTGCAAAAGAATCTAATAAAACAACAATAAATGTTTCTGACGCTGATGTTTTGTCTATAATTGAACAGAAGATAGCAGAAACATCATTACCTATTGTAAGAATTGATGACCTAACTGTTAATCCTAGAGAAAATACTTCTTTATGGGAACAAGTTTTAGGTAGAGAGTTCGGAGATAGAATATCTGTTAAGATAGTCAATGTAGACGGTAGTAGTTTTACAGATGAGCTTTGGATAGAATCTATTACTCATACTGTAAATGCTTCAAGTCAAACTTGGTCTTGGACGGCTACATTAAGTCCAGCAGGAAGCTCGGCTTGGATATTAGGTCAGGCTAAACTTGGAGAAGGTACTAGATTTGTTTATGCTTAGTAAAAAGGAGATTTATTAATGGCAGGTTTTAAAGTTTGGACAACAGGAGATTTAGTTAATGCTTCTGATTTCAATTCATACCTACAAGAACAAGTAGTTATGAGATTTGATGATTCAACTGCAAGAGATTCACAAGTTACATCAGCAGAAGAAGGAATGTTCTGCTTTTTAAAAGATACCAATACATTACAGTTTTATGACGGCTCAGCTTGGCAAAACTTCATAGGCGAAGGAGATATCACAGGTGTAACGGCAGGTGCAGGTCTATCAGGTGGTGGAACTTCAGGTGCAGTATCACTTGCAGTAGATATAAATGGACAATCAAGTGTAACTCCAACAACAAGTGATGAAATTTTAATTGCTGACGCAAGTGATAGCAATAACATCAAAAAAATAACAGTAGGCAATTTACCATTTGCAGACATTGGTTTGGTAATTGCGTTAGGATAAGGAAATATGGCTAATACATTTAAAAATGGTTATTTAGATATAACAAGCTCTGCACAAACTATATATACTAATTCATCAGGTGGTACTGCAATAGTGCTAACTTTAAGAATTACAAATGTAGACGGTGCAACAGATGACACTATTACTGCTGATGTCATAGACGGTACAAGTGGTAATTCAAGAATAGCTAATACATTAAGCGTTCCTGCTGACACAACAGTTGAACTTGCAGGAACTTCAAAACTTGTATTAGAAAATGGCGACAAAATTGACCTTACAGGTGGGAGTGCGTCTGGCGATTTAGAGGCTTTTATATCATATCTTGAAATAACCTAAAGGAGTAACTAATGCCTTATGGTTATATAGGACAAAATCAACCTAATCAAACTGTATCTAATAGTGGTGTCTTTTCTATTACTGATGTAGCTGAACTTCAATCACAAGGAAAACTTGGTGGAAGTTTAGAACTTATTGCTGAAGAAACATTTACTGGTGTTACTTTTGTAGATTTTACTTCAATACAAGAAAATAAATATGATGTTCATTATGCAGTAGGAAGTAATATTGTTCCTAATACAGATGCTAATTCGGGTTGTAATATACAATTTTATGAAAGTGGAGTTTTAGAAACTGCAAGTGTATATCAATATGCAAATCAAAGAGGAACTGATACAGGTTCTTTTTCTGAACAAAGAACAACAGCAAGTATTGGAGTAAGATTTTTAGTTCCTAGTGGTAATGCAACAAATGAAACTAGCCAATTTTACACTTACTTATACAATTTAGGAAATTCAGCAAAATATAGTTTTAATACTTATCATAGTTATGGAATAGCAGGTAGTGGTGCTTCAATTATGGCTTTTGGTGGTGGAGTATTACCACAAACAAGCACAGTTAATGGTCTTAGATTTAATGCTATAAAAAGTGGGACTATAAAACTCTATGGAGTAAAACAGATATGAGTAACCTAAGATTAATTAATGAAACTGTTGTAACAAGTGGCTCTAGTGCAATAGATATAACAAATATTAATGTTGATGATTTTGATATTCATTGTGTAACTTTTGAATTAACACCAAATACTGATAATGCTTTACCTAGTATTAGATATATAAATTCAAGTGGAAGTGTTATAACTGCAACAGATTATGATGAAGCATTTTTAGAATTAGCAAGTTATGGTGCTTTTGGTGAATATAGAAGTACAACAAATGGGGAAATTAGAATTGCTGAAAATGTTGGGAATGCAACAAATGAAAATTGCATAGGTAAGTTTTGGTTTTTCAATGCAGGTAATTCAAGTAGCTACACATTTTCTTTACATCAAGCAAGTAGCATTTATACAAATGGAAATGAACTTGGTGCAAAAGGAATTGCAGTTTTACATCAAACTAATAAAATAAATGGCTTTAGAATTTTTGACCAAAATAACTCTAGTGGTACTTTTACAGGAACTATAAGAACTTATGGATTGAGAGTAGATAGCTAATGGCAGGACAATTAATTCAAGTAGCAACAGAAACAGTAACAAGTGCAGTTGCTAGTGTTACCTTAACAGGCATAGATAGTGATGATGTTTATATGGTAACTGTTGCAAATGTAATACCAACAACTGATGATAAAAATTTACAGGTAAGGGTTACAGTAAGTGGAACTGCACAAACTAGTTCTAATTATGATGAAGCAAGTAAAAACCTAAGAACAGATACAACATTTTCAAATAGTGGTTTAACAAATTTAGATAGGTGGCAACCACAATCTGCTAGTGGTAGTGCTACAGGTGAAAGTGGAAATTTAATTTTATATTTATTTAACTTTAACAATTCATCTGAATATAGTTTTGTTACAGTAGAAAGTAATTATATAAATGCCTCTGGTAATTTATTTGGACATCAGGGTGGTGGTGTTTATACAGTTGCAGAAGCACACAATGGAATAAATTTTAGTTTAGAAAGTTCTGATACTTTTGAAAGTGGAACATTTACTTTATATAAGGTGGTATAACAATGGCAGATG